TCATCCCATCAATGTCCTCATCTCTGCCCGTGTGGTAGCCATCTCTGTCTGCCACGTTTTGAATGCCACCTCTGCCGCCAGTGCGTTCTGCTTAGCCGCCGCGAGAGCGCCTTTGGCAGTGCCTCTAGCAACACGCGCATCAAACATTTCCTGCTGGTCATCTGCCCACTTGGTCTGGGCCGCAACAGTCTTGTGTCCGTGCTGGTTCTCAGCGATGAACATCAACTTCGCGGCTGTCCGTTTCTCTGTGGCTTCAGCCGTAGCTAGATTTACCTCCGCTGTCTGTACTTCAGCACCAGCTTCGCGAATGTCCCTAGCAAAGCGCTCGTTATCCATTGGTCTTCTCCTTCGAATAGTTGATGTAATACTTGGCTGTTTGACTCCGGCGCTCTTGGTACTGCAAGCAACGTGGATCAAACTGAAACCCGACCCGACCCTCATAACCCCCGTTCCGGTTCTTCAGGATCTCGAGGTACACGTCCCACTGCTTCACAAACTTCTCGTCAGGTTCCTCGTTGAGGATCGCCGCCTGCTCGAGGTGGTCTGCCTTCCGTTTGTTTTTCCACAACGACATGAAGCCGTCGGCAAGGTCCGTAACAGAGCCGGAACCCTTGACGTCGAACTTGTTGGGGGCGGTGTTCTCGTCGTCACCCTTTCGAGAGTGAGTGACCAGAAAAATTGTGGATGCGGTGGTCTGCTTAAAGTGAACGAGTGTCTCGACAAACTTCTGCTGGGCTGAGTAGTCCTGCTGATCAACCATGTTGGTCAGTGAGTCCACAACAAATACGTTGATGCCGTAGCGGGCGTAGGCGTACTCAAAGCAAGCCAACAGCTTTTTGGCGCTGGGTGTAATCCTGTCTTCGTACAGCCAGAGGTTGCCCTCGAGCCAGCCCAGTAGCTTGTCGCGGTATGCCTCCGGCGGATGCTCTGACCCGCCGGCCTGACGTAGCATCCTGTGCAGTAATCTTTCGGGCGTCATCTCCGGCGAACAGATCAGAACCTTGTTACCCTGCTCGATGGCGTTCAAGCAAAGCTGGCCCAACCACATTGACTTGCCGTGTCCGTTAATGCCGGTAAGTCCCCATAGTTCCGATGGCCGGAACCTGATGTCCTCCTCATCCAGCTTTTCCCAGCCGGAACGAAAGCCCATCGTGTCGGAGTTGGAGTTCTCGAAGATGGCATCAACTCGCTCCTTGAATTCCATAACAGAATGCAGGGTGTCTGGGTCTTGCCATCGGGCGTCTTCATACGCCGCCTCGAGGACAGTTCTGGCGCCGTCATAACCCTGCTTTTGCAGTAGCTCGTTGATGTCTTTGGTGGGCAGAGTGATGCGGTAGCACCGGTCACCGAATCGCTTCTTAATTTCCTCAGCCGCAAGCTCACCCTCTTCATCCATGTCAGTGGCGATGATGATCTCTTCGAACCGCTTGAGGTTCTCGAACTCCTGCTCGATCCAGTTGAGTTGCTTGCGTCCCTTGCCACCACCGAAGGGAACCGACAGAGCAGGGAAGCCAAGCTCGCTCGCCGCTATCTGGTCCCACTCACCCTCAACAATCCAAAGCTTGCGACTGTCCTTGGGCATGGTGTGCCACCCGTACAGGATCGGGCGGGTATCTTTCTGTGGCATGGGATGCCCGTCGTAATTGATGGGCTTGTTCTTGATGAACACGAGCTTGCCGTCGGGATCGAAGTACTGAAACACCACATCCAGACCACCCCGTGACTGCGTCTCATAAATCTTGTGCCGGAAGTACACCTCCCCCACATCCCTGAACCCACGACTCTCCATGTACTCATGTATGTAAGCGTTGTTGCTCTGTGGTGGTGGGGTGGGGAGGATGTATTTCTTTTTTGCCGCCGGAGAAATTTTTGGCTTGGCCGCAAACTCCCTGATGCTGTATCGCTTTGCCCCCCAGTCCATTGCCTCAGTCAGAGACACGTTCCTGCTTTGTTGGATGAGGTCCAGCATGTCGCCAGAGTCACCCGTGGCAAAGTCGATCCACTTGCCACACTTATCACCATGTAAATAAACGGAAAGACTGCGTCCCCTGTCGCCGTCAACACTTCCTACCTTGTAACAACCTGACTCAACGACCCCGTCAGGAAAAATCTCTAGACATATTTGATGTGCATGTCTCCCTAGTTCTTGCGACAAAGCGCGTATATCCATTACTTAACCTCAGCTAGTAGATCGTCGTTTCGACTTATGTTCTTGAAGCGATCCAGAGAGTCCCAGTCAGGACTCCCTATCCGTTGCCATCCCCGTGAGATAGAGAAGGGGATGAGTTCCCTCAGGTCATAGCCATGCTTAGCCATTTCCTTGAAGTCGTGTGTTTGGCGAGTGACGGTGTTCTTAGATGGCTTGCGACTGCCAGCCTTGTGATCCCACCACAACTGCCATGCCTGTTTAGGAATACCTTCAGGACATGAGTTGAGGAGGTCTTCTTTCCAATGGTTATTCTTATTAGATGTTTCTTCTTTCTCTATAGTTATTCTTTGCTCTTGATTTTCCACATGTGGAATATCCACTTGTCGATTTTCGACATCTGCTTTTTTGCAAACTGGCAACTGTTTTTCGTCGTACACTTCCCAGTCAAAGACAGTTTTGCCCTCTTCAACGTATCGGACCCGACGGATATACCCGCTCTGCTCTAAACAGTCGGCAATGTTTCGGATGCGAGCTGGAGTACAGGAAAAGTGCTTCGACAGTTGAGACTGAGTGACCCGCCAGTTGTCTATATGAGAGAGCAGATAGCAGAGTAGGCCGATAGCCTCTGGCGTTAGGTCTCGGTCACGGAGGAGATTGTTGGGCAGTTTTGTATAGTGACGACAGGTCTGTGACGCAGGCTTAAAGATCATACTAGTCCATGTATTAAGCAGATGAGAATTTACACCCAAGGACGAAAATTGAAAGCTACATTTAAGGCGTTGTCAACCTATGGACAAAATATCTTTAGTCGGTTAAAAAGATCCTCTATCACACGGATTAGTATTTATGGCTTGGGACAAAGAAACCCGCGCCGATTTCCTCAATAAAGAGTTTGATAAAAAGGGAATCGCTAGATGGGGCAGAGCGTCATATATAAAAAACAGAATCAAATGCTCTAATGCAAGTGCCGCCGCTTGGCTGGAGGGGTCACTGCCAAAGAATTTAGATATGGCTATAAAATTCTGCGATATCTTCGATATAGACTTATATCAGTGGGTAAACGGAGAAAGCCGTGGGCTAAACATAACGGAAAAACAGCTCACAACTTTATTGGTTAGATGTAAAAATTTTGAAGACGAATACGGAATTGATTTGTCAGCAGAGCAACTTTCAGTATTGGTTTTAATTGGTTTCGAGGATGATAAAAACATGGAAGCTTTCATGAAAAATCTCCGAAGATTCTTTAAGGGAAGCGCAAATGAGAAAACACCGACTGAGTAACGCCGAGTTTATCGCCGTGCTTAGAGCCGCACTCTACAAAAAAGTGAAAACTGATGGCGATTGCGAGCCGACCGATGAAGAATTTGCGAAAACTCTAGAAGTATTAGCGTCTAAAAACAAATCTGAGTGTTGAAATTATCATTTAGCTGATGTAATTTTAGTGTAATTACAGGGATGAATTACACGGAAGATACACATGGATCAGCTCACCAAAGAGTCTATCTGGACTCGGCTTTCTGCAATAGATATTTCCGATCAGCTCACGGAAAAAGAAGTTCTAGAAGACGGAACGTCTCTAAGCATCTTGCCGTGGATGAACGCTCACGCTCTCATGATGGAATCATTTCCTGAATACACTTGGGAGTTCACCGAAGATCCTGAGGGCAGGGAAGTACACTACTTCAACGACGGCACGGCTGAAGTTAGATGCCGCATGACCATCGGGCCTCATACGCAAATTACCTCTCTCTTTGTTAGAGATTTCTCCGGCCCCATCCGCAACCCAAACAGTGGACAGATCAACACTACAAAGCAACGCTGTCGTGTAAAGGCGATGGCTGAGTTTGGTCTGGGCCATCAGCTCTGGATTAAGTCGAAAGCCCAAGAGGAGGTTGCCGCTGAAGCAGTTCAGGAAGAGCTACTTCCTGACGAGCAGATTGTTGTGGAGGAAGCAACACGAGATCGGGTAGAGCGGCTATGGCGTGAAGATACGTGGGAAAAGATACAGCAGTCCCGCAACAAGAGCGCCGCTCAAAAAATCTTTGACCGCTTCAATCGCAAGCTAACCCAGTTGGGTCTGGAGGATTACAACCAGAACCGATGGGCTGAGATCTGCGATAAGAAAGGGTGGAAGGTATGACGTTCCTCGAAATGCATCCTCAGGGATCTGAGGGGTGGCTCAAAGCACGGGCAGGAAAAATCAAAGCTAGTGTGTGCGCCGCATACGAAGGCATCCACCCCTACATGAGTGTTCAGGATCTTGTTCGCCAAGAGGTGAGAGCGATTCTAGGTGCCGAGTCTGAGTTTCAAACCAATGCCGCCGTTGAGCATGGCTCGATGATGGAAGAGTACGCCCGCGTCAAGCTGGAAGAGATCAAGCGCTATCGCGTCGAAGAAACTGGCATGGTGACCCATCAAGAGCATACGTTCCTAGCCGCGTCACCCGACGGGCTTGTGGGCATCGAGGGTGGTTGTGAGTTCAAGTGTCCCTATCCTAAGTGGACCAAGGCGCCTTACTCAGTCTTTGATGAAAAGCGAATCATGTACTTGTGGCAGTGCTACATGGTCATGGAGGTCTGCGATCTCGATTGGTGCGACTTCATGTGCTATCTCGCAAAAGATCCTCAGGCCGAAGGTCAGTGGCATATCGACAGAGTACAGCGCAACTGGGACTGGCTTGATGAGGAGCTAGACGGTCGCCTACTGCCAGAGCCAAGCAAGGGTAAGGTCACTCGACTGGATCTTTACAAGGCTTGGTACGACTTCATCCAAGAAGAGGCCGCAGATCCAGTGCGGGCGCAAAAGCATCTTGATCCTCTCGTGCCTGACTACGAGGAGATCGAAGACGCTCAGCTCACAGAGCTGGCGGATGTACAGGGAAAGATCAATGAGATCGAAGTGCTGAACCACACGGCGCTTGCTGAGCTTGAGGAGCTGAAGTCACACCGTGATTCCCTCAAGAAAGAGCTAGTTAAAAAGTATGAGCGGTCCATCACCAATGGATGGGTGTCCATACAAGTGATTCAAAAAACACCTCCGGTTGATTATCGAAGGGCTTTTGAATTTCTGGGCGGGGAACAAGCCCTGCTTGAGAAAGACAGTTCGCTCGACACTTTCCGTCGCACGAACAATTCACTGCAATCATCAATCAAGACAATCGGAGACAACTAATGCAGAACAAACCTACCGCCTTTGAGGCAATCAATGCTGGTAAGGGGCGCCTTTACCCGCTAGATCGAGAGAAGAAGCTTGAGAAGTACAACAAACTCAAGCAGTACGGCTGGTTCCAAGAGCTTGGGAAAGAACAGCAAGCTCTAAAGATTCCAAGTTTCGACGGCTGGCTCAAGATCGATCAAGAAATGATCGACAAGTTGCAAAGCACTCTCGACATGAACGGAGGTCAAGCCTTCCGTTACAACCTCGAAGTGGCTGAGCAAAAGCGAGACGGCGAAGTCACTCAACTCAATGTCGAGTTCTGGCTCCCTAACAAGCCTGCAAGGCCTGCGCCTTCACCTGCGCCGGCTCCTGTGCAGGACGACCTGCCAGAGGATGACATCCCCTTCTAAGGTTATTTATGGGCGGTTTAAGACTTACACGAGCAGTCGGTTCTCTCCTCTACGGAGGGGAGAAGCTCGATCCAGAGAACCCTGAAGAGACTTACGATCACAAGATGTGGGTACGAAGAGTCCGAGATCACGATGGAGCGCAAGATTGCTTCGTAACAATCACGAACAAGGAGGGCATGACAGACCTTGTTCTCACTGTTGGGGACAAACCTTCTCGTTTGTCTTCATCAGTATCTATCCAAATGGTGGGCATACAGACCTATTTTTATGGGAACGATGACCACTGTGAGGTGTGCGGACGGGGAGATCCCGCTCAAAGAAAGAGCGTCCCTCAAGCTCAAATCTTGGTCAAAGCACCAAGGAGATATCAAGTCATTCGCGAAAACACGAGGAAACGTAAACAATGAGCGAAGTACAAACCATCATCATCGACGGCAAATCTTATAACGCCGAAGACATATCTGAGCGATGCCGGAACATGCTGGTACTCGTTCAGCAAACTAACCAAAGCATTTCAGTGCTTGCACCGCTGATCGAGTCGGCGAGAGCAGGTGCTGATGCAATCTTATCAGACGCTAAAAAACTACTGCCGGAACCCCTTCCCGCTACTGATGAAGTAGAAGAGGCAGAAGTCATTAGCGAAGATTCTGGTACCATTAATTAGCCAAGGCCCGTTTGGGTTTCCTTACCGGCTTGGCGCACCGGTTGGCACGACGCGCCACCCTCCCAGTGAGAGGTTCCTTGCTTGGGGGACGAGTAGACATAGATCGTCGAAAACTCCCCCTTTTTTAGTTAGACTTGGACTGCTGTGAGGGGCTTCATACACGGAGAGTATTTATGAAGTTCAGAGATGTAGCAGAGCGTTACCTAAAATTAAAAACAAAACGAGGCAACAACAAAAGTCGAAGCGCACAGGCGGCGATCAGGAGCTTGATCGATAGATGGGGTAACCGTAGTGTTAAGTCCATTCGTCGAGTTGACATCAATGACCTGAAGGAAGAGTTACTTTATGGAAAGGGACTTAGTAACGCCTCTGTCAACACGTACCTCAAGTACCTTAGGCTGATTCTGAATTACGCCAGAGATGAGTTAGAGATCGTCGAGACGGTGCCAACGATCAAGACGTTGCCAGAAGAAATGAAGGAGCTTTACTTAGAGCCTGATCAAGTCAGATCGTTAATCAGATGGCTCGACCCGCTTCGGGCTGACATGGTGGAGTTCGCATTGGCTTGCGGTCAACGCAACAATAATGTGCGAACCCTGCGCTGGTCACAGATAAGCAGGTGCGGAGAACTGATGACGTTCGCGTCTTCCGAAACAAAGAACGGTGAGCGGTTGATTGTTCCCCTTAACGATGATGCCAAAGCAATCCTCCGAAAGAGGGAGCGCTATCAAGAGGAGTTAATCAAGCGAAGACCATTCCTTCGAGGGAAGATTGACTGCGTGTTTGTTCAGGAAAACGGCAAGCCGTTCAGTAGAGATGCGGTCGGTAATAAGACTTGGCGGAAGGCGGTGGACTTAGCTGGACTACCAGCCGGCACAACCTTCCACACATTGCGACACTCGTTCGCAACGTGGCATCTACAGGCTGGCACTGATGCTCGTGAGCTGATGGATATTGGGGGATGGAAGTCGATGAACTCGCTTCTGCGCTACACCCACATGAACAATGCTCACAAGAAGCAGGCGGCAAACCGGATTGTAGGCATGTTAAGGGGGTAGCAGAACCTTGGATTTGGGTTCACGTCATTTCAAAAAAATGGCCGGAGCGGAACACCAAAGGGTTCTGTCCCTGCAAAACGAAAAAAAGCCTGTAAAAACAGGCATTTAGGAGTGTGGAGCGGGAAACCAGATTCGAACTGGCGACCTGTACCTTGGCAAGGTTACTGCACCCATTTGTATAAAAATCAATAACTTACGAAGCCTTCTCACAGCAATCAACTCCGTAAGTAACTGAACCTTGAGCGCTTATTTCTGGTCTTTGACCTCTGAAGTAAGGACGCCCAACTGCACTTGCATGTCGTTCACCGTCTCTCGCAGATCAGCGATTTCCTCACTACGTTGTTCGAGGTACAGGATCTTGCTGTCCTGTCTAAGATCGTCGGGTAGGGCGCCTCGAAGTCCTAACGGCCACTCCCGAACAAAGTCAGCGTTGTCTCTGATGGTCATGTCCTGAATTGTTTGCTGATGCTCAATGGCGATGATGCGAGTATCCAGCGTGACGTAGGCTGACGTAGCCATAACTAGACCAGCACCAAGCGCAATCAGATTCCGTAAGGGAACAGACAGTCTTGTGTTGTCGTCTAGCTCTGGCATGGCATCACTTACGGTTTCACCGCGTCAAATCTTTTGTTGTACTCGTCGAACAGCTTCTCTTCAGCTTCTGCGATTGCTTGCAGTCGCTTCCATCGAATCATCGAGTCGATCACCTTGTCATCGTAAAGGGCTTTCTTTTGCTTCCTAAGCTCTCTCAGCTTCTTCTCTACGGCTTTATGGGTTAGCTCAAACTGATACAGCTTAGGTCCGAAACGTCTCTGTAAGGCAATCTGATCCGCTCTGTTGCTTTCTTTGAACTCTCTCCTGTACTGCAAGAACTCAGCACGGCTTTCGTAGAACGAAATTCTGTCTGAGTACTCGCTCGCCATAGGCATAAAGGTACGCAGGATGGGAACGTCTTTTGGCAGTAAATCTGGTTCCTCTGATTTCAACTTCATAATAGTGTCAGAGGAATCATCTAAGAATCGGCCAACACCACCCATCAAGAACTCGTAGATGTGCATCGCCCTTTCTGGGCTAAAGTCCCCCCATCCACTTCGGTATTCACTGCCGCCAGTCAAATCATTCATGAATTCAGCTATCGACTTCATCACTTCGTTGGTTCCACGCTTGCTTGCGTAAGCGTCAGGCTTCTGCACAAACAATGGGTTTTGCCTGATCGCAATATCGGAGCCGAAGAAGTTAATGTTCGAAACCAATTCAATGCCAAGGTCACCGAGGTCTGGACTCAAGAAGAACATCCCTTTCAGCATCGCGCTTTCGATTAGCTCTCTATCGTTCCCTGTGGCATGCAAGCTCATGGGGTTGAAGTGATGATCAACAGATGTCGCGAGATCAACAGCCACCTGCTCTGGCGTCTTGATACCCATGACCATTTCAGCACCGAAACGGCCTATGTTGTCTAGCAGTCCGTAGCCATATGGCATTGGCATTGCGTAGCCTTGCCGACCGTCAGTAAAGACCATAGACGTCTTCATCACGTACTCGTTGTAGTCAACGTAGTTAGACTCACCGTCATCGTCTTCGCCGGCCATCTGTATGTTAGCCAGTGTTCGAGCAAACCCGAACATAACCATGCTTGCCGCCAGAGTTTGAGCTTTGCTAACGCCACCCTCTTTCTTACCGCGAGTAAGGGCTTTGATGATGTTGACGTTGCCCTGAATAGCCGCATTGAAGAACAGATACAGGCTATCAATTGCCGAACTGTACTCGCCCTTTCTGTTGAAGTTAACGGTCAAGTCTTTCGCTAGGGTTGCCGCATCAGCTCGATCAACGCCAGCTCTTCTGGCTTCGATGTAGGTAGCTAGGCGGGCCGCATTCTCTGTTGTTTGATTTAAGTCTTCTACAAAGTCAAAGAAGGGCCGCATCTTGTTGATGCCTCTAGCCTTAGCTGTCTGGCCCATGATGTTTTCGAATCGCTTCTGTTGCTCTTCAAGAGACTTAGCGATGGACAATCCGGTAGGCGCTCCATCCTCTACATATTCACGAGCAAACTTATCGTATTCTCTAGCCTCTTCTGTCTTACCTTCAGTGTCTCTAGCTTGTCGCCAGTATGCCCTCAAAGAAGGCACATAAGACTTACTAACCTTGTATACAAGATCAGTGGCGCTTCCAAACTTGCCCTCTAATCGACCGCCTTTTGCATCAAGCTCAGAAATAGCAAACGCCAAGCCCGTCTGCACGTCACGCAGTGGGTTAACCAAACCCCAGCTTGGGTTGTAGTTAATAAGCATGTTGCGCCTGAAGTTCTGGAACTCCTGCATGACGGTCAGCGCTCGGTTCATGAAGTCAACTTGATTGTTGAACATGCCTACGCCGCCACTCTGCAACTGACGATTCAACTCCTGATCTCTAACCTCGATGAAGAACGACTTGCCTCGACGCTTGACCTCTATGTATCTAGGTAGACCGTCGTCAGCCCTGCGCTCAGAACGCATCTCCTGATTACTCTTCATCTCAGCAGGGTTGTCGTCACGAGGTGGTCGTACCTTCTGGTTGTACACCCTCCAGTTATCAGGTGACTGGAACTTTTCAAACATCTTGAGGAGTTTTTGGGCGGTTCTATTTTTTTCCGCCCGAACAATTTTTTCCTCTGCGTCCTTGAACGACACAGTCAACGGATTGACCGGTAGTGTTACACGACCCTTGGCCTTGAAGCTTTCTGATCCCTTGATGCTGAAGCCCTGAGTGCCACTACCGCCCTTCATCTCAAGACCTTCTGGGAACGCCGCAAAGCCCTTGAGGGGAACGTAGAACTGATAGGTGTCCTGCCAGTCCTCCTTGGTCTTGTTGTCCAGCAAGCCCTGTTCAACCATGTTCTGCCTCATCTCTGACAGCATGGCATAGACTCGCTCAGCAACCTGTTCGAGTTCCTGAGATCGACCCTCGTTTTCGGCAAGCTCGATGGTGGCTTGCGCCTCCTCATCGGTCATACCGGAACCTTTCTCTTGATACTTGAGAGGAGCGGTTTCTAGGATCTCAAGCTTTCTTTGGAGACGTGCAAGCTCTGCGTCGTTGTCGCCACTAAAGCTATCTATCTCATCCCTAACAATCTCGATCTGAAGATCTCGAAGCTCTCGCTCCTGCTGAGCTATCTTGGCATTACGTTCTGGCGCGTGTTTAGCCAGCAAGTACAAGCCAACCTGATCCAACTCAAGATCAGAATCCCTGATTAGCTCAGCGATAGGAACAACATGCGCTTTCTCAAAATCTTCCAACTGCTTCTGGACTTTTGAGTGCATCAGGTTTTCGTTGTCATAAGCAGAGAAGACCGAAGGCAATCTATCCAAGCCAAGGAACTCTGCAAACCTGTTCTCGAGATCCTTCAATCGCTCCAGTCGGTCACTTAACTTTCTAGTGACCGTCTTGGGCATCACCTTCTTGAGGCGCGACTCTACGCTCTTATCGACAGAGAAGTCGTCATTCAGGTTGAAGCTAACGTCGCTGTTATCAGGCTGAGGTACACGGATAAACTGAGGACTATCGTCAATAAATCCGGTAACTTCGTTAACGTATCTGCCAAGCGCTGTCTTGAAGGCGGGAGATACATCGAAGTTTTCGACAGGATCTACATCCTTGAACAGCGATCCTAGTGCTTGATCTACTGTGTCAAAACCTAAGTAGTCTTCACGCTCTAGCGCCTTAAGTAGCCTCTTAAATCTTGGACTGACCTCAAGCTCGTCTATCCAGAAACGGCTTTCTTCTTCAAGCTCACTGACTGAATCGTGGTAAGGGATGTTTTCGTTTTCACGAGCCGTATCCCTAAGAGCTATTGTTCTGGCGTCTTCGCTTTTGTAGGAAGGGTTCCTTGCGAACTGCGGTTGGCTTTCATCTTGAGAAGGAGCCGCTTCATTGCCGCTTCGCCGGCTTTCATTGCCGCCGCCTCCAAGTCTTTGGAGTTGGTCAACTGTGATTTCTGAGATTGTTTCATTGGTAGAGGCTCCTCTGTAGCCTGCTTCCCTAGCCGCATTGATCATATAGAACCAACGCATAGCTTGTAAAGTTGATGGGTCAGCAGATAGTCCAGTTGTCTTGTCGAACTCCTCCTTGAACAGCGTAGAGAATTCTTGGAATAGCTGGTCTTCCGCAACATTCATGGGCAAGCCAGTGTTCTCTTGGAACAGACCGTCGAAGTAGCTTCGAATAAATCGCGACTCCCACACGTCAATAGTCGTGTAGCGTGGGTCACCTGACAGGTTCATAGTGTAGGCGCCAATCTTCTTGTTGAAGATAAAGAACCTTGGTATCAACTCGTCTTGTCCGGTTGCCTGCTCGACCAGTGACCTGATCGACGGGATGTTGGGGACGTTACTGACGTAGCCCATCTCTCTGTTGAAGGCTTGCAACTCTTTTGCTGTGACGCCTTCCTTCAAGAAATCGACGGCCTGTCGTACACCGCCTTTCTCTTTGATCAAGCGATCAAATACCTTGAGGCTTCTGGCTTTGGTTGGGCCGGTTGTGCCGGATATCGAGATAGGGCTAGACGATATGATCGCGTTACCTTTCTGACTCTTGCCCATAACAATAGAGTCGAGGTTTCCCTCTCTCTTGAACAGGTCAAGTACGCGGACAGCATCGCCTACGTTCGAGCGTAACTGTGTTGCAGGTGACGTCAATCCGTTAGCCACTTGGAAGAACAATAGATCGTCATCTGTCACTGAGCCAAAGTGATCTTCTAAAGCTCCTCGAACAGCGGCCATGTCCTCATTGTAGTAGTTGTTGTACTTCGGATTCTCTTTGACCCACCCGTCGATGTCTTTGACTGCGCGTTTCGCGGCAGTTCTAATTTTGTCAGGGGTTACCGTCCCTCCAACCTCTTCCATCATTCGAGGCCAGAAGTTACCAAAGAACTCCTCTTCTAAAGCGCTAGAGTACTCAGCGTATTTGGTCTTTGACCGCTCTACAGCGTTAGAGATTGGCACCTGCTTGCGAGCAAAGGCTGGATCTTCAGGTGCATCCCGTTCCTGAAGGTAGCCATAAGACACGTACTTGCCGTCCTCTACAAGAATCTGGCTTTCTTCGTCTTGTTGCTCGTCGGTAAGTTGCTTCTTGAGATTTTCAAACTGATTGTCTTCTAGTGACTTAAATTTTGCGCGAAGCTGTTTCTCTGTCACTGGAGATTTTTGATCGATAAAATCGAACGCCTTGAAAACAATCTCACTACCTACCTCAGGATTCAGAGGCACGTTATAGGAGTCCTGTCCGGCGTCAATTAACTTCTGTCGATGATCGATCAAAGAGTTAATGGCTTCTTGCTTGGTCGTTCCAAGCATGTCTCCAAGATCAGTAACCTTCCCGTCAATCGACTCAAAGTTAACATCACCCCCAGCTTCAGATGCATCATCATCGAAGTAGAGCGTGTAACGATCTCCGTCCTCGAAGGTTACGATGTATTCGCCGGTCTGATCCCAGTTAACAGCCTTATTGAATGTAGGCTTTTTACTTGTTGCACGTAACGTAACGGGTACTCGAGGTTCCCCTGACGCAGTCTCAGCATCTTGCCGAGGTTCAGGAGCAGGCTGTTGAGTTTGCGGTACGGTGTAAGAAGGCGACCCGTCACTGCCTATATTTTCTTCGAGCATGCCCATTGAAAGCATCTCGTCTATAAGCTCAACGGTTGGGTTGTAACCCTGACGAAGCTCTAGCTGTATCGGGGAAACACCCTGAACCTCGCCCTGCGAGGATACGAAGTCAACTACCTGTTGCCGTAGAAGTCGTCCAGCCTCGTCCCCGTCTTGATCTTCGGTCTGTTCTCCCAGTTGCGGATCGGCTTGCCCCGCCTCAGGGCTAACTCCGCCATCTTGTCCAGCTCCGTCAGTGTCTTGAACTTCTGGGCTTCCTTCGATGGGGGGTGCCCGAACTTCTCCAGATATGCCTGAAGGTTGGGTGGAAACTGCTTCGTCTTGAGTTTGATTGTCTTCACGGACGATATCCTCTGCGGTCTGTGACGCATTGTCACGTAGCGCCTTGATCAATCTGTATGCGTTAGGAGCATTTTGCTTTAACAGCCTTGGATTTGCTAGGTATACAGCACCTAGCTGAGCGAACACTTCTCGCTGTGCCGCTCGTAAAATGTTGGGTCTATCTTCTGGTGTGGCGGCCAGCAGGTCTTGCTCTAGATAGTTAAACGGATAACCGAACCCCTTACCTAGTTGAGTCTCCTGATCCCACTGCTCGTACAATTCCGCAACAGCGTCGCCAACCCGCAGGTCAGGTATGCCGTCTCCATCAGTGTCCTCGAACGTCATCTCTAGATCTGGCAGATTTAGGGTGTAGCCGTTCTTGTCGTCAGCGATATGCCACATTTCATGTGACATGTAGTAGCGAAGCTGTCTAGCTGTTTCTTCGTCCTGAAGCGCCTCCTCGAGGATCTCAGGCTTTACTGCTATCGACTCATTTTCTGGGAAGTATGCGGCCACTGCGTCATCAAAGATGTCGATGTCACCATCAAGCGCATATGTGCCGCGAAGCGCCTCAACGTGCTGGCGAGGCATACCTCTATCCAAAAGATCTAGAACAACCGAAGCAAGCTCCTCTTGCATTGGCGCAACTGGTGCATCTGAATCAGCGCTGGTCTGGCTTTCTGAAATTGCGTCAGCGATTGGACGCAGAATAACCTTTTCATCTCCAGACTTGCTGTCCATTGAAGGATCGCCAAGACGTGACTTGCCTTGTGTTTGAAGAATCCTGCCTATGCTCAAGCTTTCAGGGGTAAAGTCATCATCCCCTTCGATCTGTTTCTTTTTAGCACCAGCAGTCTCTTGCCCTCGTAGCTCATCAGCCTTTTCGTTCATAGACATTGGCGTCGATGTGGCGAAGATTGGACCTTCGTATCGGACCTGCTCTGCAACCTCCTTTTCAGGCTGGACTTTAATTCTCTTCTGCTGATTTAGACCTAGTCTGTTCAGGGCATTTTTAGCTCGTTGCTGTTCGATACCATCAAGCTTAGTAACCGCCTCTCTGACAGCCTCAATCGGCGCGATGTCATCCTCGAATCCATCTGCCATTACCTGCTCTTGCAGTGCTATAGGCATGTCTCCCATATAAACAGACGTGGACTCTTGATCCATTGGCATTTCACCAAGATCAACAGTCTGTTCTTGGGGGGTGTTATCTGTTTCCGCCGCCGCATTTTTTGCGGCTCGCTTAGCATCAACCATCTTGCCAAGAGTGTTGTCGTATTCGGCTGGATCGAAGGGTGGTAGTGCGCCTAAAGAGCCACCAATCACTCCGCCACCGATGCCTCCGGCTACAAAGCTGTTGAGGTACAAAGAGCGAGCATTTTCGCCCGCCATTATCTCAAAGAATTCCTGTTGCTCAGACTCAGGCAAACTTTCATTTGCCCAAGCAACAGCGGCTCGACCCATCACTTCTTGCATGGCCTCAACACCGCCTTCAACACCTGCGGTTTTCGTTGCCTCTGTGATGATTCTTCTTACTGCGCTTCTGTTGTCGTTGATCTGTTCCGCAATACCGGTTCTGATTCCCTCTGGAGACTTGTCTGGGTACAGTTTTTTGAAGGCTCTCATTGGTATGCCAATGGAATCCAGAGCGCCCTGAGCAACACCCACAGTGAGCGCCGCAACAGGATCTAACTTGCCCGTTTCTGCCTCAATTTCAGTGAAGTTTTCTGCGGAGTTAAGAGCAACGCTGTATGCTCCAGCGCCAGCTATTGCCGCTCTTTGGGGGATCTTTCCAAGGGCTTGATCTTCGTACTCTTTTCGAATCTTTTTAAGAGCGATCTTGTTTGATGTTGCGACTGCTCCGTCTGCTACGGCTTGCTGGACCCTCGCTTCTACAGCGTCTTGAACTTGATTCTTGACAGCTTTCTTTACGCCAGCCTTGACGAGAAGGCCAGCTCCACCGCCGCCAATAAGGTCAGGAACAAGAGTACCAAGGGTAAACAAGCCATAATCAAGAGCGTCGCCAAAGCTTTCAATATCTTCAACGCGCTGGAAGTCACCGCCGATCTCGTCAGCTTCGGCCATCTTCTCGTTGTAGTATGCAAGACCATCACGTACCCAGTCCTCCTTTCCCAGAACAGAGCCGGCGAGAGCCTTTAGACCGCCGCCAAGACCTTGGGTCTGATCGATACCCGCCCGAATGCCACGGCCAAATTGGCTGTAGTCTTCCTCTTCAGGCTCATCTAACTGCTCAATTTCTTGAGACGCAGAAGCTCTTTCTTCACGCTCTAGCCGGCGTTGCTCTCGTCTCTGTCTCTCGAGAAACAGGTCCAATGATTCGTCATCATCATAGGATACTAGTGGCATCAAAAACTCCTATGAGTTACGGCTGTTTAACTATCTGTGTATCTCTAAACTCTCTAAGCCTTGCCATGTTTTCTGGCGTGATGCTTCCATCACTACTGAAGAACTCGTTGATTTGAACAACCTGCTGTGCTGATAGGTTGTCTATAGATGTTCCAAGAAACTCTTCAAGGCCTTGCATGGCTTCGCCAGCAGTAACTTTTCGCCCACGACGATTAGTGGTGGCTACGCGCTCACCAGACCCTACCGAAACTGTTTTGAGGGCGCTTCTTGTTTGATTTAAAAACGCATCAGATCTTTCGATTTTGCTAGTTGTTGTCCGCCCATAGAGAAGACGCTCTCTAACGCGCTCTCGTAAAGCTTGAACATTGTTTATAAGATCTTGAGCGTCCTCGCCTTCCTGAAGAATTCCGCCGTAGTTTGGTCCCTGTTTACTAAGAACACTATCTATGTCGGTTCCAACTGTTTCGGCTTTCTCCAGTTGCGTGATAATAGTGTCGGTCATTGTTTTGACGGTAGAGTTAAACTTGTCAATGCCGCCATGATCACGTTCGATCAGGCGCTCATCCACAAGCTCTTTGAACTTGGGGTTTGCCTTCAAATCTCCGATCATTCTGGCCCTGCCAGCATATGCTTGAGCCGCTTCATTTAGACTGATGCTAAACGGACTGCCCGTACCATCCCTGTTATCTGTGAGATCGGGATAGTAGTAACCTATTTTCCCATCTTTGGTTTTGTACTTGACGGCAACCTTGGCCTGAAGCTGACCAGCAACAGCCGCTTGTCCTGTTTCTGGATTTGCTGGCGTTCCTGAGGTAATCGACACGTCATGAATAGTAACGTCCATGATGGTCCCGCCTGCGGCGCTGGCTGGCGCCTGAGGGAATGCTTCCGCACTTATTTTGCTACCCACAAAACGAGCATTGTTTACCGTCAAGCCCTCAGTCATGGCGGCTCTAGCTCCGGCAGAAATATCTCCCGCATTAATTTCTTCGCCAGACTGGATGCGATTTAGAAGTGCAGTAATTTCAGCGTTATAAGACTCAACGTCACCACTGAGTGCGCTTGACGGATCAAAAAACTGAGAGCCGGTAAGCTCCTTAATAATAAAATCAATACGCTCAAGATTTTGCGCGGAGTTTCTTTGCTCAGCAGGAAGGTCAGCTAAGCCTATAAGCTCATTCGTGTACTCTGCATGAAGCTCTAGACGCTCTTCTTTCTCTTTGTCTTTTCTCTCTCTTTCTGCCCGTGCAATATTTTCGTCAGTTGCGGCTTTTTCTCGTTCTCGCTGAAGCTTTAAATTTTCAGCTTGCATGCGTCTTATTTCTTGATCAGCCGTTCTGGCTTCGTTGTCCGCAATGCGTTGCTCTTCAGCTCTTGTTTCTGCAAGCTGATTTGCTCTTTTTGTTTCGGCAAACTTCTCTTTTTCAAGATTGGTTTGATCAAGGCGATAGTTAGCCATATCCTCGCGCTCTTGCTCTTGGATATCTCTTAGTCTTGCCCTGTCCATTGCATCGGACATAAGCCCGAAACCGCCTTGGAAGCCTTCAGCAAATCCAGAGTAATTAGTCGCCATGCTTCCCCCTTAATCGAATAGCTTGTTGAGCAAGAACGCCACACCAAGCCCTATGGCTACTGGTGCCGCTAAAGCACCTACACCGGCAAGTATTCCAGATGCGGCTGATCCGCCTGCGGCGGCACCAGCACCAGCGGCACCAGCGCCAGCGGCACCTGCACCTGCGGCACCTGCACCTGCGGCACCTGCACCTGCGGCACCTGCACCTGCGGCACCTGCACCTGCACCAGCCGCGTTAGCCGCAACAACTGCATCTCCAGCAACCTTGGCATCAGCCGCCGCCTTAACTGCGGTACCTGCGTCAGTAATAACCTTTGCGTCTTTGACTGCATTTGCTGATTGAGCCAATGCTCCTCCACCACCCTGCGGAGATAAGAATCCTTGAGCCGCGTTACCTGTAACGGCAGGCACGTCTCTCAATGCGGCAGTTGCGTTTGATGCTTTAGCCATTCCGGCCATCCCGCCTGTTGGCGAAACAAATCCTGTAGGAGCCGCTGGGATCGCGCTACCTGCTGTTGCCGCCTTGTAAGCCGCTATAGCTTTTGGCGTACCAACAGAGGCGCCGATACCACCAAAGGTTCCGTACATCTGCATTTGCTGAGCTTGTCTGGCCTGTTCTAAAGCCATGCGTTGCTGGTTTTCTTGAGCCTCCAGTTTTGCAACTGCCGACATGCCTTCCTGCGCCCTCTGACGCAAGCCAAATCCAGTGCCAATAATCGCCATTTATCTACCCACCTGTTGCGCTTTCGAGGTGATGCCACCCATACCACCAAGCAGTGCTAATCGGCGATCTGCATCACGCATTCTTGTAGCGTTAAGACCACCTACCAAAGCAGAGGTCATCGTGTTTTGATCCAGTTGCTGAGCGTCTACGCCATAACGTGCCGCGTCACGGTTCATAGTTCCCTGAACATTGGCGGACGACGTGTCTATCGCATCGCGAGTTCTTTGAAGGTCGCCTGCAAGCGCTTTAGTTCCAGTCGCCGTGATCTCGCTTGCCAAGAAATTTTCGATGGGCGCAAACCGCGTCAAATAGTCTTGTGTCTGCGCTCTAATCAGGTCAGCGAACAGCTTATCGCCCGGATTTTCTTTCGGATTCATGCCTGAATATCTATAAGGATTGATGCCTGCGTAAGGGTTACCCATGCCTCCGGCATAGGTTGGCGTTCCCCTGTATGTTGCATCGGGATTAGGAAAGAAAAAGTCCTGTACTTGCGAAAAGTTAGGATTGCCAGATTGTTGTAATCGATCTAAAAAGTTCCGAAACATTTCTAGCCCCCGTAATTCTTATTCAAACCGAAAGCGGCACCTGCGCCAGTTCCAGTCACAGTTCCGGCAAGATTTCTTAAACTGCTGGAAGCGCCAAAATCACGCTGTGCTTGAGCTGTCACTCGATCCATCTGATTCTGAGCAAGCTCCATCTGGCCCTGCATAGTGTCGGTAGCAAGCCCTTGGCCCATCTTCACGATATTTGCTAGACCTTGATAAGCCTGATCTGTGTTGCTCAGACCTGCGTCTGACATGGCCTGACCTACGCCTCGAGCCTGAGCCGCTCGAAGAGCCGCTGACTCGTTTTGATAGGCGCCCATAGAGGGATCTAGTCCGCGTTGCATCATTGCCGCGTTTTGGAAGTCAGCCATTCCTGTTTCATAAACACCTGCCGCTTGAGTAGCCGCCTGACCCATAGGGTTCTGATAAGCCTGCTCGCTAAACTGGTTAAGAGTGCTTTGAATGTAGGAGTTTTCTAGCGGAACAAAGATTTGACCGTAACGCTGTAAAGATATAGCCGCCTGTTCAGCTAGGGCTTTCTTGCTCTCTAACTCTTCGGGTTTTCCGCCGCCGCCACCACCGCTCATATGTCACCTATAATCGTTTGTTGACTACGACGTATTTGAAGTCGTAACCAAAGCTTTGTGCTAATTCGGACAACCCACTGTGAGGCGTCCATATTTCAATCGATTCATGCCCAGTGTTTCGGGCTAAGGTTTCAAGTTCTTCAGCGTAAGTGACCGCACTTTCTGGGATAGGGTCGTAGGCTATCCATATCAGCAACTTACTAGTTTTCCGAAAAGGAATCGGAATACTTTGAAGTACGCAAAACCCAGTGCTTGTCCGTGCGGGGTCCACCATAAGGTGGCAATCACCGTTCACGCATGATGCGTAAACGTCTTCCGGTCTCCAGTCTGGGTCCACTTGCTCGTGGATTTCCATGAGACCGTTTTTGATGACATCCCAGTAATCCCGAATGTCAGCAAACTCTAATGCCATTTTATATCACCAATACACAAAATTCCAAAGAAATCAATACACTAGCGCATACCAATTATCATTCCTGTAACTTCACCAATACTGTCCAAAGAACTTCCAGTATCAGGGGAAGTTACACCCGAACTGCCGTATCTAGTCATTTCTAACTTCATGTCTGCGGCGGCAGTAGTTCTGTTACCCAAGGTTCCCGAAAGAGAGAAGGGCATATACAGGTTGGTTGTTGCCTTCACTCGCGTTTCACCAACAAGGGTCCAGCTTCCTCCGGTTGATCCGGTTGTCGAAATCGAGTTGCCGGTGGTGAAAGCACTGCCAGTGACTAACGTGTAGTAAATTGTTGTGGCACCCGACGTTGCGTTGTACGTGGCGCTGGTTACGGTATGAGACTTGTTACCGGACGTTATGGTGCTACCAGTTCCAACAAGACTTGTTTTGTTTCCGCTGATTTGAATGTAGTAGTAGGTAGTTCCGCCGCTTGTAAATGTAGCGGCGCTGAATGCAGTTCCAACCGTGGTGCTTGACCCGCCGCTAGATGCCGTTTTCATGTACATCTTGATGGAGTACGTCTTGCTGGATGTGGAGCTGAACCAGCCCGAAGCTTGCGCGTAAGGAATGTGGCCCACAGTAGTGTGACTACTAGCATCAAGGCTCTCTTCTAAGAATTTAAGAGTGCCTCCATACGTGCCGGTATAAGCGCCGCCTCTAAAATACTGGGTAGTAGTGTCTCTAAAGTTGGTCATGACACTAACGTCGCCAGTAAGCTTGTTGGCGTAAACGGTTGTGCCTTCCATGATGCTGGCTGAGATAGTGCCGGCGGTAATCTTGTTAGCGTTCAAGCTACCTACCTGCAAGACACCGTTGACCGATGTCAGCGTTGTCCCATCTAGGTTCAATCTAGACGTATTCAAGGTTCCGGTAGAAATCGTGCCAGCATCAACACTGGCGATCTTCGCGTAATCGATGGTCGCATCTTCAATGAATGCGTTTGTTATCGAACCATGCCTAATAAACGCGGTATCCATGTAGACGCCGGCTGGCACAAGAGTAGAGCCGTCGTCATTCAGGATTGCGTTGGCCTGAACAGTAAA